GAAGAAAACAGGCTCGAAGAAATTTCATCTTGTTTGCCTTGCTCGCTTCAGCCTACGTTACCTTTGCAATTTCCCTAGCCATCTACAACATCTAACCCACACATCACCCCTGCTACGGCAGGGGTTTGATGCCAGTACTATGTATAGCGTTGAGCATCCCGCCCCGCTCTTACCCCCCACACAAATAGCATTGAGCCTTAACATGTTAGGGAATCCCTAACATCACACCCCCCACCAGATACCAGTACTAGAGATAGCGTTGAGTGCCACGCATATGCAATGTTCGCGCTGTAACCCGCGCCACATAAGCAATGTTCGGTTTTTTCGTGTAATGTTCTTGTAATGTTCGTTTTTCAAATGCCAAAAAAGAACATTATAAAACGTGACATCTGGTGATATCTGGTGATATCTATTTATATCTACTACTACTAAAATAGTCTTATTATTATACTTTTCTTATAATGTTCGTTTTTTCAGAAATTACTTAACTCTGTTAGGGAATCCCTAACTTTTTGCAATGTTCTCTTAAAAATATCACCTCAGAATCTGAGCGTCCAAATCTCAAAAAAAGCGAACAAACGAACATTACTTTATTATCAATGGCTTGCGCTCCTACCTAACAGAACATTACAGAACATTACAGAACATTACACAATACAACACGCTTTATCACGGCTTGACATCGTATGGTAATATGTTATAATGCGCTCTGGTTTTGTGGTTGAGGTTCTTTTGGCCGCAACACCATTACACACTAACTTGTTAACAGGAGATCATTATGATCGAAGACAATAACACAGCAGTAGGGATCGAGTCCTTCGTGGATATCGCCCAACCCCGCAACGCGGGAGACACTGTTAGGGAATCCCTAACAAACTTCACCCAGAACAACGCAACGATGCAGAGCGGTACGGTGCTCGTTGAGTTCACGGTGACCAAGCCTACTTTCGCAAGAAAGGACAAGACAGAGACAGCAAAACTTTTGCAGAAGACAGGTGCCACGGCAAAACAGGCCGCTAATGTGACCAAGAGGATGTTTGCAGGGTGTGACGAGCTAAGAGACATTGACTTATATGTACTCAACAGACGCAACGATCACAAAGCTGCAACGATGCGGTACGGTAACTTGGGTTACCGGCTCACAACCAGAGCTAAGTGGTTCGACTACCACAAGATGATGACCGGCTTTGAGAAGGTGTTTTACGAGAAGGTTGACGTGTTCGTGGATTGGTACGCGAGAGAGCACAAGATCATCGAGGATTGGCTCGGTACATTGTATGACGCAAACCTGTACCCACGTACACCAGAGAAGCTACGCGGCATGTTCGAGTGGAGACTACGGTATCCAGAGTGGGAAGATTACGGTAGCGATGACATCACCGATATGCTGGACTCACACCGTGAGATGTTGGTTGATCTATCAGCAGAGACGGCTAGGGTCATGGAACAGGAAATGCAGAACGACTTCTACAAGAGACTGTATGACCCGCTAAAAAATATGTGCGATAAGCTGTCTGACGTGGGAGACAAGAAGCAGACATTCCGTGATACGTTAATAGATAACGTGCTGAACATCGTGGACATTGTACGTGCTAGTCACAGCCTAGATCCTGAGATGCGTAGCATCTGTAACGATCTTGAGAGTACGCTACGCCCGATCAACTGTGATGCGTTGCGTGACAGCAGTTACCTACGTAGTGAAACCAAAACCAAGGTCGATGACGTGAGGGCGCGTATCGAGGCTTTGAACACATTTGCAATGTAAGGAGACAGGCATGGAATGGGAAGACATATCAACGTGGGATGAGATGGCGCGAGAAGTTGCCAAGCTCAAGCGTGATAACGAGTGGTTGCGTGAGAAAGTTACCTTTCTTGAGAACCGCGTCGATTTTCACAAGAGTCGTTTGCAACTATTGATGAAAGATGTAGCTCATTCGAGTGGTGATCTGAAGGATCTACTTGGGGAGTACAACTACCCACACTCATACATCGAGTATGCAGTAGGCGACATAACGACTGCCGACGATAACATTTCTGTTGGGCACAGTATGACCGAGACTGTAAACACAGGAGAACATGTTAGGGATTCCCTAACAACAACAGACGAGCAGGACAACGAGGCTATTGAAGATAACCTTTACGACTTGCCAACAACTAACTAGGAGAAAGACCGTGACTATGAACTTTGAAAAACAAAACAGAATGTCGATTGACGAGATAGCGAATGATATCGCTGTGACAGGTACGTACCGAACTGTGTACGTGCAGGGCGATTCAGGATCGGGTAAGACCTCGATCAAGCACATACTTGCCAAGAAGTTTCCGAATCATCAGGTGGTGCATTGTGACTTGACCAACTACGATCTGGGTGACTTGAACCTACCAGCATACAAGGACATGGATGGCGATGAGTTTATCCGCTTTGTAGCGAACGAGGATCTTGGGTTACACCTTAACAAACCACTGATTATCTGTTGGGATGAGTTGGGTAAGGCCAACAATTCAGTGAAGAACGCGGTACTGCGACTGTTCCTTGAACGTAAGATGGGGCGGTATCAGTACCATCCAGAGACAATCCAGTTTGCTACCGGCAACCTGAGTGCGGAGAACATGGGTGACCTGTTCCTACCACACCAGAGAGAACGTGTGACGATGGTACGGATGCGGAAGTCCAGCAATACCGAGCACGTAGAGTATGGGTTGAAGAACGACTTCGATGAGGCATACCTTGCATGGGTTGCCGACACCCCGATACTTGGTCAGTCATTCGATGACATCAAGAAACCAGAGGACAACCCCTACATCTACCATCCTCAATCCAACGCGGATAAGTTCTTTACTTGGCGTGGTGGTGAGGCGGCATCGAACATGCTCAAGGACAGAGACAGGCTATCCAATGTGACCGCCATGCTAGGTGGCACTATCGGATGGGCCGCCGCTATGGATCTCATGGCATACGTGAATGTACGTGATGACTTGGCATCTCTTGAGGACATCAAGAAGAATCCAGAGACAGCCAAAGTACCTAATGGTGCTGGTGCCAAGATGATGTCGATCATGAGGGCATTACTTAACTTAGACGTGACGTGGATAGACGCATGGATGAAGTACGCGGTGCGTATGGATGACCAAGTGATGGCGATGTTTGTCAACACAATCAAGTCTGCGAAGTTTGCAGAGGACGATACCAAGAAGGCTAAGGTGCAAGCGATGGTGATGAGCAACAAACTCTTCAGTGAGTGGTGTGCAAATCATCCGCATCTTTATTCAAGTGATATTTAATTGGAGGATAACATGTTTAGTTTAGCTGAAAATTTACCCGCCGAACAGCGGATCGAGAAAGCGTATAGTGACATATACGCACATCCACGGTACGTCACATGGGGTGGCGTACTGATAATAGGTGATTGGATTGTCAGTGATGATTGTCCAACTGCCTATACCAACGGACGTGACTGCATCTATGGTAGGAAGCTGGTTGATGACTCGGACGATAAAGAAGTACGTTTCGAGGTACTGCATGAAGAGATGCACAAGCTGGCTATGGATATGGGCGTGTGGAAACATCTATGGGATATCAACCCAAGGCTGGCAAACATCTCGGTAGATATTGTAAACAATCTCAAGATCGTTGAAGACGATAACGGTGAGGGGTTCGTGAAGTTACCCGATGCACCAGACAAACTGATGTTGGGTGGCATACAGGTGTGCTATGACGAGCGGTTCAAAGGTATGGCGGCAGGGGATATATTCCATATCCTACTGGAGGAAGAAGAACAGAAACGTCAGAACGCACCGGACAGCGGTGATGATTCTTCTGGTAACGAGTCAGGGGATGATGGAGAACCTAGTGACGGCGATACTACTGGAAATCAAAACACTGCTGTAGGTGGCGATGACTCTGGTGGGTTCGATGCACATGATTGGGTTGGTGCGGCTGATATGCCGCAGGTCGAGAAGGATCTACTCAATCGTGAGATAGACTCGGCAGTACGTCAGGGTGCGCTCGCCGCGAGTAAGTCAGGGCATGGTAACGAGGCAATGGATATCTCTGGTGTGTTGGAGGCACAGGTGAATTGGCGTGACGTGTTACGTGAATTCTTTACCTCATCGTGCAAGGGTACGGACTATTCTACCTTTGCCAAACCGAATAGGCGATGGGTTGCGCGTAACATGTATATGCCTAGTGGTCTGTCGGATCGGGTAGAGGACATCGTGATTGCGTGGGATACGTCAAACTCTATGTGGGATGCTACTCCCCAGCAAATCATCTTGTCAGAAGTTGTCAAGCTGTGTGAGACAGTGACACCAAACAAGGTACATATCCTGTATTGGGACACCAAGGTACACACACCACATGAGACGTATACGTTTGATGAGCTAGATACTATGCGTGATTCGGTTAGTCCTAAAGGTGGTGGGGGTACAGATGTTGCCTGTGTACCGACCTATATAACTGAGCATGGACTTGATCCGCAATGTGTCATCGTGTTTACAGATGGTGAGTTATGGGGTGATTGGGGTACATGGCATTGGCCTTTACTCTGGTGCTTCAAGGACAACAAGAGAGCTAGGCCAGACGTGGGCAAGTACGTCAACGTCGATAGCATGGACATTTAAGAAGGAGGAGTAGATGAAGATACCAGAAAAAATAACACCGGCATGGTTGGAGAAGAAGAAGTTTCGGTTGATAGAGATCTACCGTAACGGTTATCGCTCGGCCATTCTTAGGAAGTCAGGCACCAAATGGGTACACCTCACCACTATGGATGGGGCGAACATAAGGATGCGTAAGGATAAACTAAGGTACGCAAAGCCGATGGTTCGGGTACGTGGGAAGTGGAAGGTAGACAGAGAAAGTGTGCTATAGGTGCAAACACTACCGGAACAAACATCGTGTGGTGCTGCAAAAACTAAGTTGTTAGGGATTCCCTAACATATTAACAGGAGAAAATTATGTTCGACAAAAACAACAGAAACAAAGTTAACGGATGGGTATACCGAGGTGGCGACTCGGCATACAAGGCTGTCCCGCATCTGGATAATTGGGCAGACGTGGTGAGTCTCTACGATTCGGTCAAGCCAGTGGTCAGCAAGAACCACAGTATCGAGGAGAACTTACGCCCAATCGGTCAGCGTAGACGCAAGTGGGAACACATAACCAAACAGGAAGACATATATGGTACTACCTATCGTATCGAAGATGGGAACGGTGGCACCGCTCTTATGTGGGAGAAGAAAGGAATAGTCCTAGATAAGCAAGATACCTACCTCACTATCTTCAGTGCAGGGTCTAGGTGGGTTTCAGCTAGAACTGCCAGATACAAACTTCTTGCTAACGTGTTACCGCATGGTTTGGATCTTGTGCAAGCCCGCAGCGGGACAAATCGTTACATACGCGGCATGGCATGGAATGGCAACGTGAATGAGTACGAAACGGATTACTACCTACCAGAAAACGTAGGTCAGGGGCAGTACAAAGAATTGGAAGGTACGCTTCTTCGATTCAAGCACACTAACATTGGATGGAAGCTGGATTCATCAGAGTGGGTGCCAGAGAAGAACCAGACGCTGGTGAACAAGGAAGAGAAGCGTCAGTACAGGGAACACTACGAGTCATTCTATAAGTGGGCCGTTGCACTCACCCCGATACAGCCAAGAGTTGATGCCATTCGATCTGGTAATTGGATCAGAGATGATTACAGGGAACAGTGTGCGTACAGGGAGCAGATAAAAGATCGTCTGGAGGAGTACATGCAAGAGAGGTATGCAGGGACTACTAAGATGATAACACGCAACCACGGTGACTACGTGGGTATACCCAAGGAGATAATGCTTGAGGTGTTAACAGATGATAATCATCCGATGCGCGTTGTGGCATTGACTGATTTTCTTATGCAGAGCGCAGGTCAGTACTACATGATCGAGAAGCGTGACGAGAAGGAGTTTCGTAAAGGATTCAATACATGGCTGAACCATGTGTGTTTCCACGAAAACAAAACAACCCCCCAATACATGATAACCAAGGAGGACAAATAATGAGACACGATAAATCAAAAGAAGTTGTAGAGATAATCGAGATCGAAAGAACAGGCGATGCCGATGCTGGTGTTGGATATAAGCAATGGAGAGAGGTTCAATCCAGAGATCGGGTGTGGACTGATGCTCCAAATGGTGGCAACGATACAGGGTTTCAGATGGACTTGTTACTGCAAGATATACGTATGCGTGTACCCAAGGAAGTGAAGTTTGGGATATGTGACGAGCATAGCGGTGATCGAGTGTATCTGTACGTGGCAGATCAGCAGTTTGCTATGGGGTGGGTAGCCTACGGTGACTACTCTGTTGGTCAAGGTTGGATGGGTAAGGAAAAGTACGCAGTTTGGTCACCCCACATCTATAACGATAAGTTTAGTGGCGGTGGGGAACAGTCCGAACTTAACTACCACATGCGTATCAGCAAGAACCGCAAGCCCATACTCAAACACATTGAGGAGTTTGTGAAGCCGGTGAGTGCCTTGGAAACCGCAGAGAAATACGTAATCACGTTTCTCAATAAGTTAGGTCAGACTTACAGAATAGCATCCAATGATTTAAGTAACGCGAAGGGTAACCTTGGTAATAAGGGAGCCGTGATAAACGAACTCTTGCGACTACATGCTATGGGGCATGAGTGGGCTGATGCGGGACTAAAGGCTGACGTGTTAGCGTTAGTTGATAAAGATAGAGAGTTACGGGAGATACTTACTCCACGCTACAAACTAACCTTTGTCCGATTGTATGTACGTAATGAGGAGCAGCTATTTGATGTGATCGATATGGTGAGTCCTACCGTGATACAGGCTAACTCTTTTAACGATGCAGAGTTGGGTACTGAAACTAAAACCTACACCTTGGATAAGTTGCCGCAAAATCTCAGGCTAAAGATATCAACTATCAATACAATGGAGATAGGTCACTGTGTACTTGGTGTTGGGTATCGGGCAGAGCAGAACATATTCTATGTCTGTGAACAGCTTTGATACACACGTAATGATACGTAATGATGTGATATACCGTGTTTTCATACCAAATGATGGCAAAGATATAAAAGTGTCATGTATTGGTATGGAATGTGTTGACTCGACAATTCAGGGGGTGTATTCTGACCTAGATGCGCTACCAGAATTGTTGAAGGAACGCATTGCGGTATTGAGTATATTGAAACCGAGTATTGATGTTAGCGAAGTTGTCGGCATAGGTAAACGACTAGACGAACAGACATATTGGGTTTACAACTTGTAGGGTAAGTGGTTAGGCCAATATCACTTTACGGATGACATTCTCGGCAGGGGTGTCATCTTACGGATGGCATACTTTTTCTTTTAAGTAAGAGAAAGGCAGGATGCACAAGCACAGGCCGCTGTGTTGGAAATAACCAGAGCAGTGGCATGTCATCCCCCTACTTTCTTTCCCGCATAGTGTTAGGGATTCCCTAACATTCCTTCCTTTTACCGTTTCTGGTAGTTATAAAATATAGAATATATATGAAGTGTTGTTCCGGTGCTTCATAGGGTCAGGTGAGTCACAGCGTCAGACTTGTCCTCCGCGTTTTTGTTATTGGTACTTCCAATACTAGGCAAGAACGTAAGACAGCCTGATAGGTGCATGTAGGGGTTTTCGTTGGGTTATCCTACGTGTGAACATATCAGAGTGTAAAGAAATAGGAACGATGCCTTGGGTTGCACCGGCAGGTTTGACTACTAAACCTGAAAATTTGGCCCATAAATCGTTTCAACTGTGACAACTTATTATATAGGGGTTTAATGTGGCGAAAGTAATTATAGAAGTAGATGAGGCGGAGCTACTTAAACTAATAGACGTACAGGTAGAGATGCTGACTACGCTAGAGAAGATCAATACCAATCTGGAGAAGTTGATGACCAGACGTGGAGACCTAGCAAAGCCAGATACCAGTACTTGACATTAAGGTAGCAAGGAGGCTTACAGGATGGGTGACATAGTAAATTTGTACGAGCAAGAAGAAGTCGAATACGTAGTGATATGTGAACACAAAGAACACAAACACTTCACGACCTTCGGAACTTGCAGAGGGTGTGTATGAGTTAAGAGCCGCCCCACTGAATATTGTGTGGTCAAAGGAGGAATCAGGTTATGACTCCTGAAGCCAAGGTGAAGAAGGTGGTGGTCAAACAGTTACGTAACCTTGGGGCTTACTACTTCTATCCAGTGACGAGTGGGTATGGGCGTAGTGGGGTGCCTGACATAGTAGGGTGCTACAAGGGTAAATTTTTTGGTATCGAGTGTAAGGCTGGAAAGAACGTACCTACTGATCTGCAACGGATCAACCTCGAAGACATTGATAAGCAGGGCGGGATTGCACTGGTTGTTAATGAAAAGAATATGCACAGTGTTCAAGACCTTCTTGGGCCTTCTGATGTAAACGACAAACAACTGGAGTTTGATTTTGAGTACGAATAAATACGGAAAAATAATGCGGGCGTTGAGTAAATCCCCAAAAAAGTCCAACAAAGAGGTAGCGGCAACACTTGGTGTGTCAGCTTCTTATGTGTACAAGGTGCGTAAAGACTACGAAGTAGACGCTGAGGCTCATAACTTCGCACTTAAAGTAAATGAGCTAACGAAGACTGTATCGGACGGTAGCACTGCGTCTTACTACGAACTTCCAGAGGGAGCTAACGAACTGCAAGACCTGATATCACATCGAGACATGAACGCACAGATCGGTGAAGTCTTTCGTTCCTGCTACCGATACGGAATAGCATCACACAGTGATAAGTTAAGGGATGCCAAGAAGATTAAGTTCTACATCGACGCGGAGATAAAGAGGTTAGAGAAGCTGTGAAGAAGACAAAATTAGAACAAAGCAAAGAGTTAGATGACCAAGTGGCTGAGTTCTTGAAGAAGGGTGGGGAGATTGAACAGGTAGATACCACAGTCTCTCAACTGAAAAGCTTAACCAAGTCACGTAGATTCTTTGCCAAAACACACTACTTGGTTGTCAACAACCATGAAAAAGATCAAAAAAATGATAAGTAGGTGGTTAACAATCTTTAGGCGTTGCCAATATGTAAGTATGTACATAAAAGGAGATGCTTATAGGTTAAACATTTTAAAATTTAGACTCTACATAGAGAGGGCGGTTATCTACCAGACTCCAGATAGCTGCCTTCTTCAGGGATTGAAATCATGGATTTAATTACCTTGGATTTCGAGACGTTTTACAGTAAAGACTTCTCGTTAAAAAAGCTGACTACAGAAGAGTACATACGAAACCCATTGTTTGAAGTGGTAGGCGTGGGTATAAAAGTGAATGACGGCCCTACTGAGTGGGCTAGTGGCACAGACGAACAGATGAAGGAGTATCTGGACGAGTTCGATTGGGCTAACAGCATGTTACTTGCACACAATACTATGTTTGACGGTGCAATACTCAACTGGAAATTCGGCATAAGACCTAAGATATATGCTGACACGTTATGCATTGCCCGCGCTCTGAATGGGGTGGAGCACAGTGTAAGTTTGGCTGCATTGGTTGAACGATATGGGTTGGGTAAGAAAGGAACTGAGATAGTCAATGCGATTGATAAGAGACGTGAGGATTTCTCTGAAGAAGAATTAGATAAGTACGGAGACTACTGTGTTAACGATGTGGAACTTACCTACGAACTATTCAAGACAATGGGAAAGTACTTCCCAAAACAGGAACTTAAACTTATCGATCTTACCTTACGCATGTTCATTGACCCAATACTGGACTTGGATCTAGGTCTATTAGAGCAGCATCTTACACAAACACGTAACCACAAGGATGAACTCTTAGAGGCTGCCGGTATAGAAGATAAAAAGGAGTTGATGAGCAATGTTAAGTTTGCGGAACTCCTTAAAGGTATGGGTGTGGAACCTCCTACCAAGGTAAGCTTAACGACAGGACAGGAAGCATTTGCATTTGCCAAGACAGACGATGGTTTCAAAGCACTACAAGAGCATGATAACCCGAAGGTGCAAGCATTGGTTGCAGCTAGGTTAGGTAACAAAAGCACACTGGAAGAAACCCGAACTCAACGATTTATAGACATAGCCAAGCGTGGCTTACTGCCTGTGCCAGTGCGGTATTATGCTGCACATACTGGACGTTGGGGCGGTGATGACAAGATAAACCTACAGAACCTACCGAGCAGGGGGCCAAACGGCAAGATGTTAAAGCGTAGCATCATAGCACCAGATGGCTACATGCTAGTGGATTGTGATTCATCACAAATTGAGGCGAGGGTATTGGCGTGGCTGGCAGAACAGGAAGACTTGGTGTCTGCGTTTGCTAACAAAGAAGATGTGTACGTTAACATGGCAGCACGTATTTATGATAAACCAGAGGACGAAATATCCAAGGACGAACGCTTTGTTGGTAAGACCACGATCCTTGGAGCTGGTTACGGTATGGGAGCAGTGCGCTTTAAAGATCAATTAAAGAACTTTGGGTTTGATATAGAGTTAGGTGAAGCGAGACGCATCATACAGGTTTACAGGGATACTAACTGGAAGATCAATCATTTGTGGCGACGAGCACAACTCATGCTGGTTAATATGAACAACGAGGATAATGAAAGAACATGTTTCGGGGTTCGCGGGGTAGTGGAGTACGGCTTCGATCATCAAGGTGGGGAACGTGACGTAATCAACGGTCACATACGTCTACCCTCTAAACTATTGATGCGTTACGAGCGACTTGAATCAACAGCGGGAGAACGTGGTGAAGAGTTTAGTTACGATACACGTAGAGGACGCACTAGGATCTACGGTGGTAAGGTAATTGAAAACGTCTGCCAAGCCATAGCCAGATGTGTTATCGGTGAGCAGATGCTGGATATAGCCAAGAAGTACAGGGTGGTACTGACTGTACATGATTCAGTGGTGTGTTGTGTGCCAGAAGAAGAGGTAGAAGAAGCACAGCAGTACATAGAAGCATGTATGCGTAAAGTACCAGAATGGGCAACCGGCTTACCTCTGGATTGTGAATCAGGGGTGGCTAAAGCATATGGAGATTGTGAGTAATGAATATGGGTAGACCGAGAGGGAGATCTAAAAAACCTAAGTGCATAGTACCTAAATGTAAGAACACTCCATCCAGAATGACCCCAGAAGGTGAGCCTGTGTGCCGCACCCATTTGGCAAGGAGAAATATGTTTGGTGCGGTGGATGCTGAATCTCCAACAATCCCCAGTGTGGGAAAAAGAAACCTCCAGTACAAAAATGGTTTTAATGTTGTATCAGCTACACAGGAAAGACAATCTGGGTACATTGAAGATTCAGTGAATCTTAAAACAAAATTTAAGAATAAACGCATAAGAGATATGCGGAAGCGATTCTTTCAAGGCAAAAACTCATACATGAATTCATACAAAGATTTTGCAAGGGACGGAGGTTTGGATAATGAATAGTAAATACGACATATTGTTTTTGGGAACACCTTTCATAGACGGACACTACGATTCGGTGCAAGACGCTTACGAAGCCAAAGAAACGCACGTAAGGAACTTTCCTAATATTGATTTGGCTATAGTAAAAACTATACATGATGTCACGTTAGGAAAAGATATATTCTGGATTCCTAACAAAGAAGAGTTAAAGGCTTTTAACAGCAGGGGGCAAGATGACTAATGAGTTTTACCTAAAAAAGAGACGTAGGCAAGTACAAACTGCGGTGAACAAGATGACTGCTAAACAACTTCAAGTGTGTACTCAACTACAAATACCTCCGCAAGACTACATAATCATTATGAACAAAATACATATATGAGCGCAGCACCTTGGTCGTACAGTAGGATAAAGTCTTTCGAGCAGTGTCCTAAGCAGTTCTACCATTTAAAGGTAGCGAAAGATTACGAAGAGCCGCAGACAGAAGCAATGTTCTATGGTAACGACTTCCATAGTAGCGCAGAGCATCATGTCAGGGATAACGTACCGCTACCCGCCAAGTTTTCTTACGCGCAAAAAGCTATCGATGCGTTGAAAGGCAAGCGTGGTAACAGGTTATGTGAATACGAAATGGGTCTTACTGCGGATTTAGAGCCTTGTGGCTTTCGTAGTAAGAATGTGTGGTTCAGAGGTATAGCTGACCTTATAATTTTAGACAGTGAGTTAGCTTGGGTTGTTGACTATAAAACAGGAAAGTCGGCTCGGTACGCAGATAAAGGGCAACTGGAGTTGATGTCTTTAGCTGTGTTTAAACATTTCCCTGCGGTCAAGAAAGTCAGGGCTGGGTTACTATTTGTAGTATCCAATGAGTTTATCAGGGATACCTATAACAAAGAAGATGCACCTTCTCTATGGGAGAAGTGGTTATCTGATTTTGCGAGGATGGAAAAGGCGTATGAGTCTGATACTTGGAACGCACACCCAAGCGGCTTATGCAAAAGACATTGTGCAGTGTTGGAGTGCCAACACAACGGGAGAAAATAATGAGACGTAGAGACTATAAACAGGAATACAAGACACAGAAGAAACGTGGCGAACATGCAGATCGGATGGAACGGCAACGTGCCAGACGTGCATTGGACAAGAAGGCCAAGAAGACAGGCGGGGACAAGAATAAGAACGGTGTAGCTGATAAGCGAGAGGGTAAAGACGTAGCCCACAATAAACCTTTACGTAGTGGTGGCACTAATAAAGATGGTTACAGAATATCCAGCCGTAGCAAGAACCGCTCTAATAACGGACAGAGACCAAGGAAAAGAAGAACTTGAAGATAGTGGATAATCGGGCGTTGTTATTGAAGTTAAGGAATCCGCAAAGAGTGACGACTGTGATACCTAAAAGTAAACAATTACCTGATAACAGGGTACTCGTTAATTGGGGTGTGGAAGAGAGCCACGTACTGAAGAACTTAAATATTAACGTACCATCACCCATTGAAGGTCTTTACGATTGGCCCGGTAAGTACAAACCTTTCTCTCATCAGCGCACTACCTCTTCCTTTTTTACCCTCAACAGAAGGTCATTTTGTTTTAACGAACAGGGTACAGGTAAGACCGCTAGTGCGATATGGGCCTCTGATTTCCTTATGAAACAGGGACGCATCAATAGAGTATTGATTATTTGCCCTCTGTCTATCATGGACAGCGCGTGGCGTACTGACTTGTTTGATTTTGCACCGCATCGGTCAGTGGATATTGCTTACGGTTCAGCTAAGAAACGTAAAGAGATAATCAAGAACGGTGCCGAATATGTCATTATAAACTATGACGGCATAGAGATTGTCTTCAACGAGATAGCTAATGGCGGCTTTGATCTAATCATTGCCGACGAAGCGACACACTATAAGAACGCGCAGACCAAACGGTGGAAGGCGTTGAATAGATTGATTACGCCCTCGACTTGGTTGTGGATGATGACAGGCACCCCTGCGGCACAGTCTCCTTTAGATGCATTTGGTCTAGCCAAATTGGTCAATCCAAATTCAGTGCCTAGATTCTTTAGTTCGTTTCGAGATCAGGTAATGTACAAGATCACCAACTTTAAGTGGGTGCCTAAAGAAGACGCGACAGATAGAGTCTTTAACGCATTGCAACCGGCTATACGGTTTACCAAGGATCAGTGCATGGATCTCCCTGCCATGACCTACGTGAAACGAAAAGTAGAGTTAACTCGTCAGCAGAAGGCGTACTACGACGAGCTTAAAAGTAAGATGGTTATAGACATGGGGGGAGAACGAGTTACGTCTATTAACGCAGCAGTAAACATGAACAAGCTCCTCCAGATATCAGCAGGGGCAATATACACGGATGAAGGAGAGGCACTGGAGTTTGATATTAAGCACAGATACAAAGTGCTGCGTGAAGTGATCGATGAGTCTAGCAAGAAAGTCTTAGTCTTTGTACCGTTTAAACATGTGATCGACGTGCTTACCGCCAAGCTGTGCAAAGATGGGATCACTACAGAAATCATACGTGGTGACGTGTCTGCTCCTAACAGGACGGAGATATTTAAACGCTTCCAAAAAACATCTGATCCAAAAGTGTTAGTCATACAGCCACAGGCAGCAGCCCACGGAGTGACATTGACTGCGGCTAACACGGTGGTGTGGTGGGGGCCAACTAGCTCTTTAGAAACTTACGCCCAAGCTAATGCTAGGGTGCATCGAGCGGGACAAGACCACAAATGTACAGTGGTACAGTTGGAAGGGTCATATATAGAAAAGCGTGTTTACTCATTACTTGATAACAGAATTGACGTACACACAAAAATGATAGACTTATATAAAGAAATTCTTGACTAGTACATAATCGCTCACTAAACTACACCGCATGTTACAAGTTAAAGACTTAGTTAAGCGATACATAGATATTCGCGATAGTAGGGCCGAGCTTAAAGAAAAATACGATACAGCAGACGAGAAGCTGTCAGCCAAGCTGGACGAAGTAAAACGCCAGTTGCTTAATTTCTGCAATGAGAATGACTTGGATGGACTGAAGACCCCAGAAGGATCTTTATCGATATCAAACAAGACTAATTACTGGACAAACGATTGGGACTCATTAAGGGAATTTGTTTTAGAGCATGGTGTCACAGAGTTTTTTGAGAAGCGGTTGCATCAGAGCAACATAGCAGAGTTCTTGGAGGAAAACCCTGAGTTAATACCGAAGGGATTGAATGTAAGGAAGGAACGCGCAATTACCGTAAGGAAAGTAAAATGAATGAGGAACCTTTTGTTCCGATAGAAACATTGGCAAAACACTTTGCTGTCTCAGTGCCTACGATAAGATCATGGTATCGTACAAACAAGATACCCTCTGGTTCTTACGTAAAGGTAGGTAACACTTACAGGTTCAAGATATCTACTGTTGAGGATGCACTTAAAAACACAGCAGAAGAACCTGTTGATTTAGAGGCGGAACAACATGAGCACGATCTCTTGTTCTCCGGCGACAATGACGTAGATAACGACGTGTAGATATGTTATCACGCGATATGTCAAATGAAGAATACCATGCTCACCCTGCAATAGGCAGTTCAGCAGTTAAGGAAGTCCACATGAGGTCTTTGTTGCATTGGCACCAAGGGCAGCATAAAGAGACACCTGCTTTAAATGTAGGGACAGCAGTTCATGCAATGATTCTGGAACCAGATAAGAAGTTAGTAATATGTGGGCCAGAGTCAAGGCGTGGTAAGGCTTGGACTGAAGCAAAGGAACAAGCCGATAGGAATGGGATGACATTGCTCACCCAATCAGATTATGAAATGTGCGAAGCTATAGCCGCAAGTGTTATGGGCAATTCTGACGCGGCTCTTTTGATTAACGACAGAAGAGCGGTTAAGGAATCAAGTATATTTAACATAGACCCTGAGACGGGACTAGAACTTAAAGTACGTCCTGACTTGTTCATAGCAAATAAAGGAGTAGTGCTTGATTTGAAGACAACAAGGGATGCATCCCCTAGTGATCGGGGGTTTGCAAAACAGGTCTTCCAGTTGGGTTACCACATCCAAGGCGCATTTTATAATTATGTGTTAGGATTAGAAGGTATAAAGGTTAATCAATTCACTTTTTTAGCGGTTGAGAAAGAACCTCCCTTCGCAGTCCAAATACATACTCTGGCTCCTGAAGTACTTGAGTTTGGCTTATGTCAGATGAAGAAGACTTTGCGCCAGATAAAACGAGCGAAGGAAGAAAAACACTACAGTACGGGGTGGCCTTCAGTAAACATAATCACTCTACCGGAGTGGTTGAAATCAGAAAATACTAATAGGGATATAGACGATATGGCAGACGCATATTTTATTAAAGACGTGGAAGCGTTGTTTCCAAAAATTAACCAGACCTACCGATTCGACAGCAATGCGAATGAAGGTAAGGGTAAGAGTGTGCCTTGTGCGCCATTGGAGGCAGGGTCTAGCTACGAGCTATCATTTAAGATAACTAAAGAAAAAGCCCAAGCACTGTATAAGGATATGGTATTGGCTTTTCGGGCAGAAGGTGAAGGCAAGGGGTGGCCCGATAAGTTTCCAAACCCTTTCAAGAAAGACATAGTTGATGGTGAGCACACTGGACTATATATAGGTAAGGCGGGTATTGCCGGTGCTTACAAAGGTGAACCTACTCGTAAACCATCTCAAGTTGACGCAAAGGGTACTAAGTTAGCAGATGATTTCTTGCTGACTTCAGGAAGCACTGTGAACATCGCGGTTAATTTATCTCCTTGGGAAATGCAGGGTAACCACGGCGTTAAGCTACGTCTCAAAGGGGTACAAGTGACTAAGTATCTTCCGATAGAAGAGGATAACTTGTTCGGTGAAGTGGATGGGTTTACCGTGGAGAAGGATGACAATCCTTTTGCTGAAGAACCAGAAGCTGTTGCCGAGACCGTAGACGAGTTTGATATTGAGGAAGAGGAAGTTAAAGAGCCTAAGAAAGTGGTCAAGAAGACTGTAAAAAAGGCTGCGCCCAAGAAGGACGATGACTTATCAGATATCATCGATGAATGGGACGATTAACAACAACCTCTTGATGTATGTGGGGGTAGTTAATGCTACCCTAACATATACCTCTGCGTTTTTTAGGGATGACTATGGAAACAAATACGTTTCTAAAAGGGGTATTATCGGATGAAGGTTATTATTGTGTTTTTGCGTTCCGTACTAACGATGATCGCAGGGTACAAAAATTCTATGACTCCATAGATGCTCTAATACAAGCGGCTGAAGATTTTGACAGCCAAGGATACGATACATATTTTGCATTAAGCACGTTTAACGAGCACAACTCGCGTAAGGTCATTAATGTAAAGTACCTTAAATCATTTTTCCTCGATCTTGATTGTGGCCCAAGTAAGGATTTTACTAACCAAAGGGAAGCAATAGACGAGCTACGTAGCTTCTGTGGTAGGTTATCACTACCCAAGCCACTGATGGTTAGTTCTGGCCGTGGCATCCATGCATACTGGCCGTTGACTGAACACGTTTGTCTTGATGATTGGCTACCAGTTGCCGAGGCATTAAAGAAGCAGTGTGCCAAACATGGGTTAGCGGCTGATCCTGCGGTAACAGCAGATGCAGCGCGTATACTGCGAGTACCATCTACTCACAACTACAAAGATGATCCTCCTTCTGAGGTGGTGTGTCTTGAGAAGGGTAAACTAACTCCAGTTAACTTTGATGTGTTCTCTGAAAAATTAGGGGGCGGCATCATTATACCCCCTACGAAGATAGAACCTGACACGACTGACTACGGTAAAGAAAGCGTCTTCAAAGACATACTGTTAAAAACTCGTAGTGGAAAAGGATGTAAACAACTTCATCATATAGTAACAAATCAACACGAAGTTACAGAACCTTTGTGGCGAGCCGGTCTATCTATTGCGAAGTTTTGCATTGATGGAGAGAAGGCGGCTCACATTATTTCGCGTGACCACACTGAGTACTCAGAAGAAGAGACCAGTACTAAGTTTGATTTAATAAAAGGGCCATACCTTTGTACGTCTTTTGACGAACACAACGCAGGGGTATGCACAGAGTGTCCTCACTGGGGAAAGATTAAATCGCCTATCGTGCTGGGACAACGCACCAGAGAAGCAACGGGAGAGGACAACGTGGTACAAGCTCCCGCCATTGATTTACCTGATAACCCTACGAATACATATGTCATACCGACTTACCCGAACCCTTATTTTAGGGGGGCGCATGGTGGGGTGTATGCACGTAGCCGTACTGCGGAGGGGGATCTGGATGAGAAACTTATATACCACAACGACATTTATGTGGTACGTAGGTTACGAGATGTAGAAGTTGGTGAAGCCATTGTTATGCGTCTTCATTTACCAAAGGATGGTGTGCGAGAATTTACTGTGCCTCTTACAGCCGTGACTTCACGCGAAGAGTTTAGAAAACAAATGTCTATGCAAGGCGTAGCAGTAACTAGGATGGATGATTTGATGCAATACACAACGACATGGGTAAATGAAATGCAAGCTAACAGCATAGCAGATGAAGCGCACCGACAATTCGGGTGGACTAGTGAGGAATGTAAGGCTTTTGTATTGGGCAACCAAGAGATACATGCAGATCGCACAGAGCTTAACCCTCCTTCTACCCCTACCGCAGGGCTTTTTCCTTCTTTTGAACCCAAAGGTTCTCTTGAGGAATGGAAGAAGACAGTTAATTTCTACAACAAAGAAGGGTTTGAACTGCATCAATACGTGTTAGGCACAGGCTTTGGCTCTGTCCTGATGCAGCTTTCCCCTATAAATTGTGCGGGGTTGCATCTTCATGGTGGTACTGGAGTGGGTAAGACTACCGCTATGTATGCAGGGGCTTCCATATGGGGTAACCCTGATGATCTGGTGCTGCACGAAAGAGACACCCACAACACCCGTATGAACAGAGGTGAGGTATACCATAACTTACCACTGTATATGGATGAACTTACTAACGCGAACGGGAAAGAACTTAGCAATCTGGCGTACCAGTTAACTGGCGGTAGGCAGAGGGGGAGAATGGCTAGTGGTAGTAATACTGAACGTCACAGAGGTGAATCATGGAGGCTACTAGCGGTTACTACAGGCAACGCTAGTTTTATTGAACAGGTAAGTACGTTGAAGGCGATGCCCAAGGCAGAAGCACAGAGGATCATGGAGTGCCGTGTAAAACGTATACAGTTCGATACAAAGGAAGAAACCGATAAGTTCAGCAATGCATTGATGAGTAACTATGGTCATGCAGGGGTTCCGTTTGTTAAGTACGTTATGAAGAATCTTGATGGCGTTAGAGCTTTATTGACCAAGATACAGAGCAGAGTAGACGGTGCAGCTAAACTGACTGCGGAGAACCGTTTCTGGTCAGTAGGGGTTGCCACTACTATTACAGGTCTAATGATAGCTAAACGCATAGGTCTCATTGAGTATGATGTTAACTCTGTATTTCGTTGGGCGGTTGGGCAGTTAAACGAAAACAAACGTGGTGTAGACGATATGGGGGCTTCAGTAGAAGAGATACTGAACAACTACATCAACGAGCATTGGGGTAACGTGTTATGGATAAAGAGCACTGATGACTTGAGGAGGCAGGGAGATAAGGAATCAATAATAATCCCTGAGTTGTTACCTAGAGGCAAGTTGGTAGCGCGTTACGAGACAGATCTAAAGAGGGCTTTTCTTGTACCTAAACCACTTAAAGTATGGTGTGGGGATCAGCAGATAAACTACAGTGAGTTTGTAAACCAACTTAAAAGTAAGTTAGGTGCGAAGAAAGCTAAGATGCGTCTAAGTAAAGGGACACACATGAACCTCCCTCCTACTGACGTAATAATTGTAGATTGTTCAGTGGATAATGAAAATGCAGCAGGGAGTGTTGAGGACGTTTGACCTCAATCCTGATGGGGTACGTATAAAAATATGTTGGGATAAGATGGTGATTAACTCATCTATTTTTATCCCATGTATTAATACACAGGAGGCAACACGTCAGGTTAAGAAAATAGTCCTGAGTAAAAACTGGGAAGTAGAAATAAAAGTTCGTATAGAAGGCGAAAAATTAGGTTTACGGGTGTGGCGTATTATGTGATAAGATAGTACAGACAGTCTGCTCAAGCAGAATCCCTAACTGTCAACCACACCCCTTTGCCCCCTGTTGTGCCCAGAGCAGCAGGGGGTATCTTTTAATCGTAAACGTATGTGGGTTTAATCTCTGCCAACGGCCCTTGCATGTTCTTACTAATAGTTACACCACCATGCATATCTGCCGTCGTCCGTATGTGACCTGCAATAGACCGTTTTATAGTGTCCCCAAGTATAGCGTTACTCGGATGCCTCTTATTAAACTTTTGAATTTCTTTTAGTACTTCGTTAGCTCCGTCCCAATCCCCTAACCTATACATCACATATAGTTTTTTCGTTAAGCTGGATTTTTTCCTGTTTACTTCAGTATCAATACGTTTTTTAATTTGGTTAAATTCTTGCGTTCGTGTGTACTCGGCGGGTGGAAAACCTAGCATCTGTGGTAACACATCACCAGCACCAAACTCTTCTAATATTGGATCTCCACGTCTGGTTAATATGCCATCATCACGTATGTAACGCACTCCACCTTTCCATGCATTTCTTATAGCAGAAGGCACCATATTCTCCATACCTCGCTCAAGTTCTCCATTCATAAAATCATTATGCGCCCGATCAAAGGATTTAATTACACCCCAAGCAGGGCCACCTAGATAGTGCGCTAGACTTTCTTCTGGAGATGCATCGTTATTATACCTATTAGCAGTCCAAAGCAGGTTAGTGAGGGCCACACGTTGTGATACATCTATGTCTAACATAGAAGTGAGTCCTCCCTTGTACCACTCTTCACCTATATATTGTCGTACTATCGTATCAAAATCTTCTTCTTCCTCATCTAAGAACAACATGTCGGCAAGCATACTTACCGCGCCATAAAGAGGTACGCCACTCACTCCCGCAAAAAACAATGCCGTGCCATGCACACCGTATAGCTGTTTACGCGCAATCTTTCGTTCTTCTGGAGAAAAGTCAGCATCTAAAGCAATCTTCGCAGACTTCAACATAGAATAGTACATTTGTAACCCGAAGTTCTTGTACATCATGGCTACACGTAACCAACCATTTTGAGAAAGTCTTGGGCCTGTTTCTAATACAGCACCACCATTGGTTTCTTGGGTCGCGTATAATGCATTAGTGGAAGCTAACTGTTGCTTCTCCGCTGTAGTCATTTTGCTTTCGGGGTTTTTACTATCTTTTGCTTTCTCGTTTATTTGTTGCATCTCTAATTTATATGCAGCAATTAACGTAGTTTGGCGGTTTATTTGTTCTGCTTGGTGGAACATGTACGCAGATACTGCGCTTATTTTATCCGTAAGACTTCTTGTTCTTCCAGATACGTCAATGTTTAAACTATCGGCTATGAGGGAACGGTTTAATTGTCCTCTTTCAGTAGCCATCTTAACTAAAGGTAGTAAATTATCTACTTCCTTACGTAATTCTTTTGATAACTCTAAATCTTCACGTACAACAAAGTCACCATCTTTCCATTCATAATAGTTATCAATCGCGGGCATTGATTTATCTCTTACTATACCTGTCTTCCTGTCTTTACCTTCCCCAAAAGCAACATCGAATGATCCTTTACTTGTAGTGCCACTGGATATCCCAAAACGCCCCGCTTCTTTTATTGCGGCTACGGTTTCCGTATATCCATACTTAGCACCAAACATAGGTAGAACGAACAAAGGTATCTGTGACAGGTTAACCAGTGCCGAAGATGCGTTAAATCCAATAGTGTAAATAAATGCGGCTCGATTTAAATTCTGTGCAACAACATCTTTGGGTGGGTTACGAGCAAAATCGGCTCGTTTTTTAATTTCAGCTAAAATAAGCAATCCATTATCAGACCTTCCTTCTGGAGTTGTTTTGTTGTCTTCCTCTATCTTCTCCATTAAAGAGTTAATAGCTTCTGTGTTCTTCATACGCGCAATTTGTCTGGCTATGTCATAACCTTTCTTCTCCATTGCGTCCACAGCATCCTCTATGTAACCGGGAGTCCCTTTACGAGTTTTTAAAGACTTAGCAAATGAAGACTCAGGGAGTGCGGTCAAAAACAAACGTGTTATTTCGTCTTTTATTTCGGTGGCTTTTTCCTGACTTAACCCTGCGGTGGCGTGGCTGTCAATTATCTTTAGTGTTTGACCTACAAAAGAACCAGAAGGAGCCATATCGTAAGAGAACTGTTCAGGATTTCGGAATGATTGGATAGTCTCTTCTGCCACTATCCCTTCTTCTTTAAGTAATTTAATCGCATGTCTACGGGTAGTAACAGACTCAAAAGTTTCTACAACGGTCTCACCACTTCCTTTTATTTGGTAGGACAACCAGTAATCACCTGAACGCGTTAATGGGAAGAATGGATCAATATCACCTTGAGCGAATAACTGTTCAAACACTTCATTCTTTAATTTTGTTTTACCCTCTTCATCTAAAGGTAACACGTCAATCCTTCCTTTTATTACATCGTGCATCTCCTCCCATTTCTTTTTGTAAATATCTCGCATAAATTTGTAAGTATCTTGTCCAGCCGTGTCTAGCTTCCTATACTTACTGTTTAATTCATCCCATTTAGCTAGTTTTTCTGCGTCGTCTAAATCCGCTTGCGTTTTTATTTCGTCTAATTTTTCTTGGGGTATTTGTTTCCTAGCTTCTTTTAGACTAATTTCCTGTTTTGTCTTTTTAAATACACTGTTTTGAATACGCCTAGCTTCTTTATCAAGGGCTATCTCTTCTGCTCTTATATAAAAACTTTTTGGTTTAGATGGATCAACTTGTTCTATTGTGCTTGTATAGACAACATCATTAAAAAGTTTCTTTGTGGCTTCTGATTTACCTTTAAACCAACTTTTTATCTGCGCTAAGTTGCTATCCATATTAGCATCTACTTTACTAAGATCCCCCCGCTGTTTTTCCATCGCAACGTGAAGGTCTTGCATACCTGTTATACCCATACCAGAAGCTACATCTGCTAATGCTTGAGAAGGTAACACCGACAAGAAAAAGGTTTTAGCATTATCTGCCATCTTCCCACTAAGGAAATCTTTTGCTAAAGCTTTAAATTCTTCTTTATCTTGGCTAGTAAGCTCTTCACGTATACCTTTTTGAACCTCACCTACTCTACCCATAAGACTCTTTATGCGAGGCACAGTGTTGTCCATAGCCAATATCCCTGCATCCCTTGAATCAGGTGCAGGTGAGAGTATCTCTAATATAATTTTGTTAGATTCTGTTAACGCGTCATCATATGTTTTAAAATTCAAACCCAGTTTGTTGTTAAGAAATCTTGCCACGATGTTAAAAAATCGGGTAAGTGCATTAGTACCTGTAGCTGGTTTACCATCCTCCAACAGTATTTTGGCTAACTTCTTTTGAAAATCAGGGTTACTAAATGCTTCTGCGGCAAACTCATCTAACGTAGTCGCCCCATATGCAGTATCCAGACTGTCTTTAACTTCGTTGAATAGTTTATTAAGTCGTTTGGTTAACGGGTGATTCTTGTTAGCTAAAGTTTCTGAAGTTAATGCGTGAGTAACCTCATGGAATACTACATGTGTATTGGTTCCTGATGCTGGATTTATGTATATCGTATTAGTCTTAGGATCAAATTGCCCTGCCATGTCTAAGTCGGGAGCAATCTGTATTTTGGTGCTGCCCACAAACTCACTTAATTTTCTAGCAATACTTCTTACTTTTTGATTACTAGAGGTAGTGCTTATGGATTCCAAGGCTTCTTTGAGATTACCGTCCGCGATCAACGCCATCGTGACAGGATGAAATCGTTCACTTAATGCACTGACTATCGCACTAGGTAATGGTAATGTCTCACCGCTGTATACCTTACCTATTATATAGTCGGTTGGAGAGACATCTTTAACTACCCCAACTTGTGTTTTTCTTATAGTGTTAAAGTTAGATAAGTCTTGTCTTAGTTTTTCATTGCTGCGATCAGTGCGTTCTGTTTTTGGAGTTTTCTCTGCCGCTGCTATGTTCTTATCTTGTTCACTTGCTCTCTGCCTACGTAAATCATCTTTATCTGAAGCAATAAGAGATAGTTGAGTTTTAGCTTCCTGTGCTTGAAGTTCGCGTCTTACGTTCTCCATCCATTGTTTGGTCTTGGGGGACATATTCTCGTTAGCCCACTCCAATACTTCCCTTGCTCGTTTCCGTCCTGTGGCCTTAAAAAACTTCTTGGTTGCCTCAGATTCACCTGTTGAGTTGAACTGCTGTGGGTATACAAACTGCCCTTTCTTCTTACCTTCTGTGTACTTACGAGCATGAAACACATCTTCAAATATGGCCCAATACAATGCACTCAACGGCTCGACTTTAGGGTTGGTACGAGAACCAAAGAACCCCTGCAAACTCTCCATTAGAGAATTTTTAGTCACTTTCTCTGTATTTTTTATTGTGTCTATTTTGGCTGTGTCCCCTTGAGTAAGGGGGCTTGTCCCTGTGGCATCACTAGGTATACCGTCCATCAAGAAAGTAATCCTGAAGCCACCGTCCTGTACTGTCTCAAAACCTAAATACTTAGGATCGAAATATCCATCGTCCCTTAACTGTATCATGTCTTGTTTTTCTGCAACCTTCATCCCTTCGACATCTTTATACTTCTGCATTAATTGAAGTGTCGCTTCAGCCTGTTGTTTAGCTGTTAGTTTTTTAGGGGGTCTCGGTTTTGCTTTAGGTTTAGGTTTAGGTTTAGCAGTAATGTTCCCAGTGCGTTGTCCAGTTTTAGTAGTTTTCTTTGTGGTAACACGTTTAGCTGTATCATCTTTCTTATCGACTTGTTCGGGTGAAGTTGTTTCGCCTGTATCTGCAAGCTTACGTTGCATCCGATTAAGAGGAGCTTCGGTAAAGGCTTCTTCTATTGCGTCCCCTATTGTTTTTTGGTCGCGGTTAACTGCTGTAGGTTGCACGCCTCCCATTCTCTGGGCTTGCCCAACCATTAAATCATACAATTCCGTTAATTCTTTTTTAGCCGCTATAAATTCTGGCATCGCATCTATTTCTTCTTGCGACTTACCTTGACTTAATTGATTAGCATTAGCTTGTTCTATCCTAGCTTCTGCTTCTTTGAAGTTCTTTTCGTATCTGTCTAGTACACGCTGTTGAACTTCAGGATCTGCATCAAACTCGGCATCTTGTTTTTTCCTTTGTGCAACGGCTTCTAGTCTGTTAAACCCGCTTTGTTCTGTTGGTTTACCAACAATTTTTTGTTTGGTGGGGTCAAACGCTACAATTTGGTCTTGGGTAAATATGGAAGGTATATCAAGTGCTTCCTGTTCTTTAAGAGTAAGCGCATCCATACCTTTTATTATTAACCCGTCATATCCCTGTTCTTTTAACCTAGATATTTCAGTTTCTTTTAACGTACCAATGTCATCTGTTACTGTGAAATCTATTTCACCAACAATTTCTTTAAATTTACCGACTGTTTCAGGGGTAAGTACAAAAGCTTTTTCAAATGTTGCTTCGACATCATATACAAACGGTAAAGGGTCGAAACCGTACATATCAAATTCTTCTGAGGGCTTTAAAAATGGGTTATCTGGGTAGCCCATGTACAAGACATCATCACCAAAGACTCCCGGCTCTTGCCCTTCTGCATAACGAGCTTCGGGGTTTACATCTTTAGGATCAATAAAGCCTGTTAAGTCACTCTCTGAAGAACCATGCTTTAACGGTATTGTCCCACTAAACGAACTATCGTCTTTCTTTGGTTTGATAGATTCTTTTAGCCGTTTGGTTTCTTGCTTAGTGGGTATTAGAGATAGCTGTTCATCAGGCACACCTGACAACAAACGGTCTACGTTTTGTTTAACGTCCTGAGATTTAGATTTTCTAGCAAATGCTATTAAGTCATCACGTACTACAGGATCGTTTAAGTCTTTACCTTCTATTCTTTTACGTATAAGTGCATTTTTTGATATGCCAAGGCCGTCCATAACCTCAGAAGTTACAGGTGTGGGTTCTTGAGCAACTTCTACATCTTCGTCTACAGTTGGAGTAGCAGTGAGTCCCGCACGTCCCATACCGGGAAAAGAAGGTTGTTCTGTTATTTCAGTTCTTTCTTTTGGGGCAACAGCAGCTTCCATTTCAGCCTGTGCATCCCCGGCTTCTTCTTCTAAGACTGCTCGTTCTGCTTCTGCCTCTTCCATAACTGATCGCTGTTTATCATCAATGGTATCTACCACTGGATCGGGCGGAGGCGCATCGGGTGTAGCCCTTTGGAAGTCTATGGCTCTGTCGATAGTAGCAAGTTCTGCTTTTGTGGGCTGTAGGTCAGTTATACCTTTTAAATCTGGTTCTAAATATCGTGCTTCTTCTAACCCACGAATAAACCTTTTAATTAATGTGTCACGTTGTTTAGTAGGTTCGTTTTCTATTACGCTGCGTAATATTATCCCACGTATAGCTTCTGCTTCTGTTTCTGGCCTTCGTGTTTCAGGTATTAATAGTCGTTCGCTTCTTTCTGCATCTTCTTCTAGTAATGTAAATGGCCCTTCAGAATCAACTGTTGTGTACTCTTCTGCTTCCCTTCTAGCTCTATCACTTTCTGCTTCAGAATCTACTAGTTGTTGAAACTCTGCTTCTTCTGCGGCTGCTTCTTCCTCTACTAACTCTTGGAATTCAACCTCATCAACGAGATCCATTTGAGCGGGGCTTGTTTCAGTACCGTACCGTTCTCTTCTTGCTTGCTCTGCTTTTTCTTCTTCAGTAGCTTCTCTTTCTGTTGTAGGGTAATCTTCTGCTCTTTCAAGTTCTTGTTCTAACTCAAGAGCAAACATGTCTTGTTGAGTATCGCCCAGACGTTCATTAGCGTCTTGTTGTGCTCCAAGATATTCCCCAACAGTCATATCATTAGGGTCACCAGTTTCTTTACGGCTCTTACCGGGGACAAATACATCAATTAATCCCTGTATGATGGCACCAGCACCGCCACCGTAACCTGCCGCTGGCCCAATACCTTCAAAGGTTTCAGCTAATGCATTGTATTGTTGTTCGTTTATGTTCTGGAGTATTTCAGCAGTGGCTTCCTGCAATCCTTCTGCACCGCCTGTTACTGCCATATTACGTAATCTGCCGCCTATACCTTCAACTACTTCAGGGCCAAGTTTATTTACAAGATCACTAACAACAGGTACATCTACATACTTAACAAAACGAGCAATAGGTAATATTTCGGTTAAGCCGATAAGTGCGCCACGAAAAGATGCTGCACCACGTTCTTCTTCGGTAGCATCAGCAGCACGGGCGCGTTCACTTGCTTCACCTGCACCGGCACCTACACCTAGTAAACCAGCTATTCCAGTACCTGCAACAGTAGCAGCACCAGCAAATGGGGACGCGGCAACACCGGCACCTACAAGAGCAGCAGGAGCAGCAATACCAGCAATCGAACCGAGAGCCTGACCTAATCCATAAGATATAGAGTCTTCGTCACCTTCATCATCAGTAATAGAATCCGCAAATTTTTGTATAGTTTCACGGGCAGCAAGTTCATCTTCTTCTTCAAGTAGGGTAGCTGCGCCAAGAGCAGCCGATTCGCCCATCCCAACAAAACCAGCACCAAAACCTTCTATAAGGTTACCCAGTATGCCTTCGTCTTCTTCCTCTCTGGAACCACGAAACTCTGCTAATCTTGCGGCTAATTCTTTTTCTCGTTCGCGTTCTGCGCGTATCCTATCTAAAGAAGATGTAGATGAGGTAGGTGAGGCAGGTGTACCACGTTGGTTTTCGCTAATTAAACGAGCAAGATCATCGTAAGTAGCATCTTCTGGTGCATCAACTAAGTATTCGCTACCGTCTTTTAGTTGAACATTAAATTGAGCCATTACTTAACTCTAGTGACACTACCTACATCTCTACCGGAAACAACCCCCGGAAATCTATTTTCTAAAACGAATTGAGCTTGAGATTCTAACTCAGGTATGTTGCCATACTCTGGTTTAGCAAGTTCGTTAGTAATTATTAAATCAAGCATACTTTCAAGTTGTTTAAGTCGCGCTTCTTCTTCTGGGCTTCTATCTGGTTTTGCTTTTAATATTGCGTACTCAGCGTATTCTGGCATCGATTCAAATTTAGCTTCAGCCGCTTTTTTCGCTTTATCACGTAATATTCCAGCCCTTCTAATTATTTCAGTAGCAGCATTAACCGCAGTTGCATCGTCACGAGACTGAATATTTAATTTACTAATCTCGTTAGCTTCTATTGCTAGTTCATTTGCTACTTGTTTATCTATGGAACTAGCTACAAGCTCTGCATTTTTTTGAAAATTTCGTTGTTGAGTTGCGTCTAATGTAGACCATGCTTGAGTTGCATTACCAATTAAAGTGTTTATTGAGTTAGATGCGTCTGTGGCTTTCTGGAACAAAGTTTGACCAGCAGATACGCCTTGTTTTATACCTTCACTGGAAAGTGCTAATTCTTTATCTAAAAGTTCCGAACTCTTTAATAAATTAGCTCTGGTATTTTCACGTTGTTTATCTCTAGTTCCATAAAGCCCCGTGTACATACCTCTACCAAAATCAGCTAGAGACCGACCACCACCTGCACCACCAGCTAACATAGCCATATATTGTTCGCGTTTATTGCGTTCGGGGTCTTCAAACATCCTGTTTAATTGGCCTTGAATACCTTCAGTTTCGGCTTTTCTTCTTGCAGCTAAAGCATCAAATTTGCCAGTAACTGTCTCAGGATCTAACCCAAGTGCTTTACCCCTAGCAATAGAAGCCTCATAAGCATCATCAGGATCTTTTCTTGCTAGTTCTTTTATTCTTGTTTCCAGCTCTGTATCCGGGGTGTACCCAGTATCTGTGGGTCGGCCCTTTTCAATTTCTGTTAACCTTTCTCTCAATGCATCTGCACCAGATACAGGAGGCGTTTTTTGGGTAACGCTACCACCACTAGGGGGTACAACAGCAGGAGGAGCACTTAATTCTTCTTTTTCTTTTTCAAATTGACCAAGTGGGTCAGGCATATAGCCGCTAGACGGGCCTTTAGGAACAGAAGGGCCAGCAGTTTGACCCGGAACAACACCAGCAGGAGGAGTTTGAGTTTGAGCTTGAACAGTTGAAGTAGTAACAGGCGTGGGCGTAGCTTGACCTAGTTTTCTAAACCCTGTTGGTTGCCTTTGGCTCATAGGCATACTCATTTGTGCTCTATTTCTGTCTCTTTTTATCATTTCTATAATCTGAGCATCAGTTGGGTTGCGTTGTGCCACGCTCCTGCGACCACGCAGTTTTTGCCTGTATGCATCTATATCTGCTTGAGTAATACCACCTACATTAAATTTTTTAACAGGGCCACCAGCAGCCATCATGCGTTCAATACCTACAGGAGGTTGTTGTCCTTGTCTTTGCATGTTCTGTTGTTTTTGTTTTTGTGCTTGTCCTAATAAGCCAGCAGTCTGTTTAACTACCTCTTGCTTACTACGTTCAAGCATCTCATCTTCCATTTGCCGCTTAACCGTTGCAGGGTCTTGCTGCATACTTAACTGTATTTCACGAGCTTTAGAGTCTTGTTCGTTTTTTAATTTCTGTAATGCAAGAAGATCAATAAGATTCTTTGACATGTTATAGCGTTGATTAAGTTGCCCTTCTCTACCACGAAAGGCATCCATAGTACGATCAACAGTTGCATCTATTCCTTGGCTACGTAACATTATTTAATCCCTTTAATTTATGTATCGTCTTTTTTATCATCGTCGCCAGCAACATTATCTTTACCACCAAATAACATATTATATAAGGCTCCTAGACCGCCTCCACCTTCTCCGGCTGACTCCATGCTTAGTAGACCACCTAAGATATTAGATAAGGTACTGGGTTTAGAATACTGATAAGACTGTGCAGCTAATGGTAAGCCTTGCAACAAAGACTGCATATATTGTACTTGCTTGTATGGAAACAACCTTTCTTCTTCAAACTGAGCACGATCAGCAGCAATGCCCTGTTGCTCTATATCACGTTGTTCTCTGCCCGCCGCTTGTTTTGCAGCTAACGCCTGTAGGCCATACCCTCTATCTCTATCAAACAAATTAGCAGCTTGGTCAAATGCTTTAGCATATCCAGCACCTGCGGCTGCTCCTATGTTAGCTTGTAATGCACGGTCTCTTTCTGCATCCATAACAGCTTGTCGGGTGCCTCCATAAGCACCTGCTTTAGTCAATCTGGCTGTATCGGCTAAACCACTGATCTCTGACTGTCTTCTCATCTCCGCTAGTTGCGGTTGTAGAGCAGCTTGTAAGTAAGGATTCATGTAGTTTTGAGCAGCAGTTGCATCAAAAGCACCTGTAGTGGGGGCAGATAACCCTGCTATTCCAGTAAATGCAGACTGTTGTAACCCAGATGGCCCCGCTGTTAATGGCCCTTGATATGCTTGATAACCTTGGTCAGCTAGTGCCTGACCTTTACCCAACATGTCGGTGACATAAGGGCCAGCCCAACTAGAAAGAGAAGATTCCTGACCCGTATATTGCGGTTCAAAACCTCCTCCTTGATTAGAAGTGCCTGTTGTATCTGTGCCATTACTCATAACTTACCTCACGCAGGTAAAAATTTATTAGGGTTTATTTGTTTACCCTGTTTTGGGTTTCCAGTACGTGACTTACGTACCTTAGTCATCATACCATCTAATACTTTTGCTCCAGCATCAGAATTGCCATTACCTAAATGACTAACTACATCTGCCGGTATTACAAACTCACCATCACTTAACGCAGCAGGTTGAGTTCCATTAATACTTGCCGGTATTTTATCTGCCATGCCGTCAGTAGAACCACTTAAATATCGTCCACGATTTAGTCTAGCGATACCACCCGCAGCTAAATCAGTATTAACGGGCACATCTTCTATTACTGAAGAAGCTCCTCTAAATTCTGGTTGAACTGGAGGGCTTGCAGGTCGTTGTCTGTTACGTGCGTTTAAAGCTGCTAACCCACTTGCTTGTGATGCTGCCATAGCTTTAGCTTGTTCAGGAGTAATTTCAGGTCTTTTTTCTGGCCCTTTAGCATAAATGGTATCGGTAAAATACCGTTGCCCCATGCTACCGGGTCTTCTATTAGGGTCATACGCCATAGGAACACGCTGGCTTACTGCGGTGTAGCTAGGTATACCCCCTTGATATCCTGTCTTTGGTATCTGCTCATCAAACAACCCAGACTTACTAGCACCGTAGGAAAGTCCTAATTTAGCTAACGCTGCCAAACCAGAGTCACTACCCATAAAATCCTGAAAACTACCGCCAACATCTTTAGCAGTACCAACTAAGTTATCCCACCACGAAGCCATTAGGAACCTCCCACCATTCGCAAAAACTCATCTTCATCAATTAATCCTCCTGTGTTCCTCCCAAACGGAGCTAGGGGCGCACGTTGTACGGGTTGTGGAGGTTGTGCAGGATTTCTTGGTTGCATCATATTAGTTCCAAACGGATCAGCAAATAGCTGTTCTTGTTTAGGTGTAGCAAATATGCTACTGAAGTCATACAAGTAGTCAATATTAGCAGGATCAGCAGCTTTTACACTAACTTGTTGCCCTGCAATATCGTCTGCACTACCTAATAATTGCAACATATCAGATATATTTGACCTGCGTTGAGTTTCTTGTATTTGTGCTTGTGTCTGTGCCTGTGCCTCTGCTTGTGCCTGTGCATCTTGTTGCGCTTGTTGTTGCAACATTTCGTAAAGCCCAGTTGGAGCGAACTTAGACTCTAATGCGGCTAAAGTGCTTGTGTCTCCTGCCATTAAAGATTCAAGTAATACTTGGTCTTCTTGGTTTACTACACCATCACCTGTTACGTCGTAAAGAAGTTGGTCTTCGGTAAATTCATAAGAGGAAGGATCAGCTAGTATTTCCTGTTCAGCAATTACGTTGCTAATAAAATCAATGTCTGCTTGAGTAACTTCGCTAACCGGCTTCCCTACCAGATTAGCTATAGCATCAATATCCGTGCTTGTACTACTTGCAAGCTCATCTATAGCGGCTTGTAGGGCTTCATCACGGGTCATACCCTCTTGTTCGTATTTGTTTATTAAATCTAGTAATTCTTGATTGGTAACTTCTGTACCTGTATCTGTACCTGTATCTGTACCTGTATCTGTGCCATCAGCATCAGAGGGATCAGATTTATACTTACTGTAATTACTAAAAAACTGCGATATTAGTTGTTGGTTAGGTTTTCCGTCATAGAAATAACGAGCGAGAATGTCTTCTTTTTTAATGGTGTTTGGGTCAGCCCCCATATCTACCATAGCTCGTACAATTTGTTGCCCCACAGGTGGCAACTCGTCTAACCACGTTATTTGGTTTGATGTATCTGTAGTATCAGTGCCACCTGTATCTGTGGGGAAAGAACCAGAATCGGGTGGAGGGTTACCGTTCCACGGGTCATTAGGAAATTCATCTGTAGAATCTGGTATACCATCGTTGTCTTTATCTGTTAACAACGTAGAGTCAGCGTCTAATGCCTCTATTCGGTCTAATATTAAATCTAAAGTAGCGGCATCTGCTCCCGCATCTAATGCATTATTAAATTGTAGTTGCAGCTCAAGTAGACTTGTTTCGTTAACTTTACTAGTTAAGTTACTGTCTTCAGGTTTACCCACTAAATCTGCAACTATGTCATCTATAGACTCTCCACTAGCCCAAGGACTATCAGGGTCATACCCTGCTTCAGCTAGTAGTTCTCTAACTTCTGCTTCTGTTGTGTATAGCCTATCGAATACACCCGTCATATCAGCAAGTTTGGCTTCTGCGCCGTTGTCATCTACTTGCTGTACGTATTTGGCAATTTCTTCGTCAGTTAGAGTAAGCCCTTCTGCTTCTGCTATTGCCCGAACTTCTTCCGCATCTACATAGTTTTGATCGACAAACTCATTAACTTTTGCGTCTAGTTCGGCTTGTAGGTTTTGCCCTACGTAACTATCAATGGTTTCATTGCTTGCTTTGTAGTCAGGGTTAGCGTCTTCAAATGACTGTGTAACTTCTCCTACAGTCGTAAAGTCAGCATCAAAAGAGTCGTTTAATAACTGGGCTTGTAACGCGCCGTACTCATCGGCGGTAATACCAAACATATCCATAGCTTCTGTGGCTTCTGTTAGGTCTATTTCCCCGCTGTAAGCCCTATCTATAATGCTTTTTACTTCTGCATTAGTGGTTTTTACAATGTTGCTAAGATATTCAGTGCTGTTTTTAGGTATATTAGCTATATCATTTACTGTGCTAACAGTTCCTGAAGTACCTATTCCAGTAAAAAATCCCCCAAAAAAACTACTTACCGTGTCTACTAAGGCTTGTCCTTCTTCTTTAAGCCCCCTAGTAGACCACCGTTCATTTTTAAACCATGCAGGTATAGCCTCTTCCAGACTTTCAGTAAAACCTTCTTTAGCAAGCATGGCTACTTTTTCTGTAAAGTACTGACGCACTGACTTCATACCACCATCAATGCCTTTGGCTGCATCTTTAAATATAGAGTCTATTAAGGCAGTGCCACCCAACTCTTTATTCAGTATTATGTTAGAGAACGCAGCGACTGTACCTGTAGAGAAGCCGTCCATTTGAGCTTCTTCTTCTATTTTTGCTAACGTGTCAGCATCTATTAATTCAATAGCTTCTTCTAAAGTAATCTCGTTACCGCGAGCCTTTTCTAATTTCTGTATATGCGCTGCTTCTTTATTTGTTGCCAGTGCTTTAGATTCTTCATAAGCCCCATTAGCTTCAAGTCCAATAACTTCTATAAGGTCTGCTGCTTTTGCTTCAAATAGCCCTGCGTCTTTAGGGTCTAAATTTTTAGCCCACTCCTGTATCTGTTTAGAACCAAACTCTTCAAATAGATTTTTAGCTCCAGTTTTTGCAATTTTACTTGCTGCACCGGCTATAAAAGGAGCAAATTCTTCAAAACTCTCTACGAGTATCTTGTTCATAAAGAACGCATAAGGTTCTTGTGCTATCGCTTCTGTCCAAGCTTCTCCAATAATAACTGCGGTATCAGAAACATCTGCGCCTTTCTCAAGTGCTCGTTTTTCTGCTGCTTCTAATATGCCATCAAATCTTTCTAGGGCCGCCTTTAACTCATCAGAACTTTTAGCATTACCTATAGCATTTAGTGTTTTGGAGTACTCATCAGCTTTATCCAGTAACTCATCAGGTATTAATTCTGCAATACCCATAATCCCCGGAGCCGCTTTAAACACTTTATCCACTAGTTCAGAATCAATATCTCCAGCTTCTAAAGCCTTTTTAAACGCATTGTTAGCCCATTTTGCATATCGCCCAGCCCCAGCGACCATTTCAGCCATAGTTCCACCGGCTTGTATACCAGCGGTAAGTAAGTCGTTAATCCATTTATTGTTTTCTACAATCTGTTCGTCAGTGAAATTGCCATTCTCGAAAACATCGGCCATATCATCTTTTAAAGATCTTAGATCGTCGTATATAAAAGATTTTCTACCGTCAGGATCAGCATCAGGGTTGTAGTTTTTGTATTTTATGGCATCAAGTTGTTCTTGACTCCACCCATAAGAGTGTATTCTGTTGGCTATTTGACGAGCTTCTGTATCACTTAATATGCCCGAAGCTTCTTCATATGCTTCTAAATCAGCTTGCTCTCCTACTTCTTTATTCATACCGCCCAAAAGCCTTACGTACTCTGCGGTATTTCCAGAATTTCTAGCTTCCTCTAGTTTTGTTAAATCAGCCCTTTCAAAATAATTTTTATGTTTAGCATCAACTTCAATGCCTAATTCTTCCATTATGCGTAATTCAGAATACCCTTCATCCATTAACTCTTGGACATACCCTGATGTTTCTTTTATAGCAAGATTTAACTCTTCATCATCACCTTTGTATATTTTAAGATCCCCAAGCATTTCATACTCAGGTTCTTCTAATGGATAAAAATTTTCATCATCAAGACCAAGATCTTTTCTAAACGTAGCTGTTTCAAAATCACCTACAAAATATTTATCTCTAAATTCGTAATAATCTTGAGCAGTTCTTACTTGGTCTCCTAATATAGAATGTACGCTGAGAACCGGGTCAAAACCGGCTTCAATAAGTTTTTTAGCTGTTTTACCCGTATTGTCACTTCTACCAGCTAATGAACCTATATTTCTTACACTAAAAGGTGCTCTATTTTTACCCATGCTAAATAGGGCGGTGCCTATCATTACAATCGCTGCTATAACGGGGTTTGGAATAAAAACACCTTTAGCTACTTCTGAAAGTAGTGTTTTAGATACCGCTTCTAAACCTAATTTTTTTGCCATACCAGCCGCAATAGATATACCAGCAGTGTTCACGGCTCCTTCTTCAAGCCCTTCCTCAAAATCAGAATCACCAGAAAAATTCATTATGATGTTGGGGTTGTACGTATCCGGTACTCCATCACCATCTGTATCTACGTTAGGGGGCATTTTAAATGCACCGCCAGCGGTTAATGCTTGACGTGCTTGCATTAATTTAGAAAGAAACGCTATAGTGGCTTGTAATTTTCTTTGGTTACCTGTGTAGGGAGTACGTTTTGCAGTGTATCCCGTTTGAGGTCGCCCACTTGGTATACCTTCATCTAGGTCTTCGGGTAGAAAATAATCCGCTTCGTTACTCACTAGCTAACCTCTAAAAGACTTGCAGTTACGTGCAAACGGTTAGCAGTAGCAGCGGTGACTTTTAAAACTTCAGACTCTTCTACAACTAACGGTGCTGTTAATAACTCAACAGTAGTATTGGCACTAACGGCTTTAGTCTTGAATAGGCTAAATACTGCACTAGCAGAATCGGTAAGCGTTACTGTAATCGTATCGGCGTTACCGGAATCCTCTGAAACCAATATTGACTTAACAATAGCCGTAGTAGCCGTAGGGCAAGTGTACAG